CTACCGGCCAGACCACATACTCGGTCTGGGCCTCATCCATCCACCGCAGCCGCCCGTCCGGCACGCATCCGGTGCACAAAGGGGGACAGGACACCAGCCCCAGGGCCGTGCACACGGCATCGAAGACGCGGGACGGCAGAGGGAAGCGCGCAGCACACCAGCCGGCAGATGGTTTGGCCACGCAAGCCACGTCGGACACCCGTGTAACACCATTTCCCATATCGGACAGGACCAAGGAGAGCCCACCCCCTCCAACAATGGACAGGGGGCATTGGCTGGCTTTGACGCCGCATGCATAGCGCATTCTTTTTTGCCTTGGTTCTGTTATGCTACCAGCGGTGCTGTTAGCCTTGAACTAGGCGTATTGGCGCCAAAGCGTACAGTCGAGTCAACCGCACGATGGCAATTAATCAGGCAAACATGGCGTCAACACCAAAACCGAAGGTGAAAACCACCGACTCAGCCCCGACAAAGGCCGCGTCAATCCGTAAGTCTGCGCATGGACCTGTGGGTAAGAAGCCAGAACAGGCGACTAAACCGATTAAGGCCGGGCGAATCAAACCCAAAGTAGCAACCGGTGGGCGCAGCCTCTACACACCAGCCCTTGCCGACGAGATCGTATCGCGCATCGCCAAGGGCGAACCACTGCGCCAGATATGCCGCGACGCTCACATGCCATCGTGGGATGCCGTCTACGACTGGGAGAAGAAGTACCCGGACCTTCAGCAACGCATCGCGGGCGCGCGAGAGCGGGGTGAGGAAGCCATTGCCCAGGAGTGCATGGAGATTGCCGACAGCGCCACCAATGACTGGATGGAGACGCACGGCCAGGACGATGTGGGCTACCGGCTGAACGGAGAGCACATCCAGCGCTCCAAGCTGCGCATCGACACGCGCCTGAAGCTGCTGGCCAAGTGGAACCCGCGAAAATGGGGTGAGAAGGTCGACCTGAACCACGGCGTGCAGCCCGAGAACCCGCTGGCCACGCTGCTCCAGAACCTGGCCGGCAACGTGATCGGCAAGACCGCGGGCAAGAATGGCAAGCCCTGACCCGCTGGCAGAACTGGCCAAGCGCCTGGATGATCCCATCTGGCGCCTGACATCGGGCAAGCTCTACAAGATCGTGTCAAAGGGCGCGGAGGGCGACGACGATGTGCTGGTGGTGGACTTCATCCCCAACGAGGCCCAGCTTTACCTGATCCACAACCTGCATGGGCGCGACCTGATCCTGAAGGCCCGGCAGTTGGGCTTCTCGACGCTGATCTGCATCCTGTGGCTGGACACGGCGCTGTTCTCCAAGGAGCCCATCAACTGCGGCATCATCGCCCAGGACCGGGAGGCGGCCGAGGGCCTGTTCGGCAAGATCCGCTTTGCCTACAAGCAATTGCCGCCCGAGCTGCGCGCGCTGTTCCCGCTGGCCACCGAGAACAAGTCCGAGATCGTGTTCGGCCACAACGACAGCCGGATCAAGGTGGCGACGTCCATGCGATCGGGCACCATCCACCGCCTGCACATTTCAGAGTTCGGCAAGATTTGTGCCAAGTTTCCGCAAAAGGCCGCCGAGGTGATGACCGGCTCAATCCCGGCCGTGCCATCGTCGGGCATTCTGGTGATCGAGAGCACCGCAGAGGGTCAAGAGGGTGAGTTCTACGACCTGACCCAGCGCGCCAAGGCCCTGGACGACCAGCAGCGCACGCTGACGGCCCGCGACTACAAGTTCCACTTCTTCCCCTGGTGGAAGGCGCGCGAGTACACCATGGACCCGACCGGCGTCATCATGGTGCGCAAGGATGAGGAATACTTCACGGCGCTGGAGGGCAAGATTGGCCGCGAGCTCACGCCAGGCCAGCGCGCCTGGTACGTGGCCACGCGAGACGCCGACTTCCCGAACAACCATGAGCGCATGTGGCAGGAGTTCCCGAGCACGCCCGAAGAGAGCTTCCAGCGATCGACCGAGGGCTGCTACTACGTCAACGAGATGGCCACCGCCCGCAAGCAGGGCCGCATCACCACCGTGCCATGGGAGAAGGCCATCCCGGTCAACACCTGGTGGGACATCGGCTTGAACGACGAGATGGCGATCTGGTTTCACCAGCGCATCGGCACGCAGGACCGCTTCATCCGCTACTACGAGAACACCAGCGAGAGCTTCGATCATTACGTGGCCGAGATGCAGAAGCACGGCTACGTCTGGGGCCGCCACTACCTGCCGCACGACGGCGACACGCGGCGCTTGGGAATGGAGAAGAATTGGACGCCCCGCGAGATGCTGGAAAAGCTGGGCCTGCGCAACGTGGAGATCGTGCCGCGCATCGACCGGGTGCAGACCGGCATCCAGATGACACGCAACGCCTTCAGCAGCTCATGGTTCGACGAGACCGAGTGCAAGCAGGGCCTGAAGCACCTCGACACCTACCGCAAGGAATGGGACGCGCAGCGCGGCGTGTGGAAGGACGAACCCCGTCACGATAAGGCGTCAAACGGGGCCGATAGCTTCCGCGGCTTCGGCCAGATGCGCGACGAACTGATCAGCACCGGTGGAGTGGCGGCCACCAAGCGCGCCAAACCCCGCAGTTGGAGAACCGTTTGAGCCTGAACATCGTCAACTTCCCCGATATGCCGGCCGCCATGGATGTGCCGGCCGCTCTGCGCAAGCTCGCAGACCAGATAGAAGCTGGAGAGTTTGGTGGGGCCCACAACCTCGCATGGGTGATTGACGAAGGTGACAGCGAGCTTTCGATAGGCCTCATGGGGAAGGCGGCAGCGCCAGGCGCAGAGGCGCACCTGTTATTCGCCCTCGCCCAGCAAACGATCATCAACGGGATTGGCGTCTAGCCTTTCGCCGCCTGTGGTAATAGAATCGCACCACCATCACCCAACGAGAACCACTATGAATGACCAATCCATCGAGCAGGAGATCAAGGACAAGGGCCTGACCGCGCCGCGCGTGACGCCGCAGGACATTGAGGCGAACATCATTGATGCGCTCTACTTCACAGCACATGAGGCCTCAATCGGGCTCGATACTGCTGTTGAGGACCGCCCTACCGTTGCAATTCTGGCGCACAGTCTGCTGACCTTCTGTGTGCTCACGTTGCGCAACGGCTTCACCGTCACGGGCGAGAGCGCATGCGCCAGCCCGGAGAACTTCGACGCCGAGATCGGCCGCAAGATTGCCCGGGCCAATGCCGTCGCCAAGGTCTGGCCCCTGATGGGCTACGCGCTGAAGCAGAAGCTCAGCGAAGGTGCAGCATGAGCCACACCGAAGCCATCCGCCTGCTGACCGCAGAGGCCGAGATCCGCGAGAGCATGAGCAAGCCCATCGGCGCCGCCGTGTCGCACGCCTTTGCCGAAGACAACCGCCGCATCGCCAGCGAACTGCGCGCGTCGGCCGCCTACCTGCGCAACTCTGTTGGCATGGTCGGCCTGCCGGTGAAGGGGGACGTGTCGTGAAGGCCTACATCGGAACCAAGATCATCAACGCCATGCCCATGAGCCGGGCCAGCTATAACGCCATGCGCAACTTGGAGCTACCTGCCAACGAGAACGGCGGCGACGACGGCTACCTGGTCGAGTACCTGGACGGCGGCACACCGAACCATCCAGACTTCGCCGGATACGTCAGTTGGAGCCCCAAGGCCCAATTCGAAGGCGCGTATCAGGAGACAACCGGCCTAACCTTTGGATTGGCGCTCGCAGCCATGAAGAAAGGCGCAAAGGTCGCCCGCGAAGGATGGAACGGCAAAGGCATGTTCGTCTACATCGTCCCGGCTGCCAGCTACCCAGCACAAACTGGCGTGGCCAAGGGATACTTCGGTGACGGTGCACTGGTCCCTTATGCCGCCTATATGGCCATCAAGAACGTGAACGAGACCGTGAGCACATGGGTTCCGAGCGTCAACGATTGCCTGGCGGAAGACTGGAGCATCGCATGACCGAAGAGAAACCCCTGATCAATCTCAGCCGCCACCATTTCATGCGCGAACTGGGCGACCTGGTGCTGTTCGGCACCTGGACCTACAACGGCGACCAGGAAGACAGCGAGCCCTGCCTCGTCCTGCTGCCCCGCTACCGGCCGCCCAACACCGTCAAGCCCTGCATCATCGCCCTGTCCGCAGCGTATCGGTATGCCGACCCCAAGTATTGCGTGCGCGCAGCCAAAGGTATCGCCAAGGCGCTGGGCTTTGAAGACAGCATGACAACCACCCACCGCATCGCGGATATATTACACTCGCACCTGCCTGATCTGGTCTCGATGCCGGTAGACCCGCAATCGACCGAGGTTGTTGGCGAAGCCTATGTCGACATGGGCGACGGCAAGAAGCGCACGGTGCAGTTCCTGGATCACGTTCCAGTGCGACAAATTTAAGGGATCACTATGTTCGACCTCCAGAATGACAGCCTGACCCGCGTCAACAAGCAATCGACGCCGGTTGACCGTCTTCCGGAGGCCAAGCAGTCAGACCAGCCGGCCCCGGCAGAAAACCCGCTGGACAGCGAGCACGGCCAGCAACTGCATGCCCGCCTGCTCTCCTTCTACCGCCAGGAGCTGGACCGCCAGAGCGAGAACCGCTTCCAGATGGCCATCGACGAGGACTACTACGACAACATCCAGTGGTCAGAGGAAGACGCCCAGAACCTGAAGGACCGCGGCCAGGCGCCCATCGTCTACAACGTCACCGCCACCTCCATCAACTGGATCATCGGCTCTGAAAAGCGCGGCCGCACCGACTTCAAAATCCTTCCGCGCGGCAAGGAAGACGCGAAACAGGCCGAACTGAAGACCGATTACCTGAAATACCTGTCCGACGTGAACCGTTTGCCGTTCCAGCGCAGCCGGGCCTTCGAGGACGCCATCAAGGTCGGCATCGGCTGGCTGGAAGATGGTGCACAGGATGAGGACGACGGCGAGCCCATCTATTCGCGCTACGAATCGTGGCGCAACATCCTGCACGACAGCGCATCGACCGAACTCGACTTCTCCGATGGCCGCTACATCTTCCGCTCCAAGTGGGTTGATGTGGACGTGGCCAAGGCGCTGTTCCCCAAGCGCACCGCACAGATCGACAGCGCGATCGTGGACGCCGACCTCTACACCGGCATCGACATGGGCGACGGCGACATCCCCATGGACTTTGCCGAGTTCGACCGCAGCAACTTTGGCGTGTCGCGCACCGTCGTGACCCACAAGCGCCAGCGCGTGCGCCTGATCGAGGTGGAGTACAAGACCCCCGAGCGCGTCAAGAAGCTGTCCAGGGGCACATTCAAGGGCGAGGTCTACGACCCGCAGGACCCAAACCACCAGCAGGCCATCGAGAGCGGCACGTCCGTCGTGACCGAAAGGGTGATGATGCGCGTGCACGTCGCCCTGATGACGACCAAGGACCTGCTGTGGGAGGGCCCAAGCCCCTACAAGCACAACCGCTTCCGCTGGACGCCAGTCTGGTGCTACCGCCGCGGCCGCGACAACCTGCCTTACGGCGTGATCCGCTCCATCCGCGACATCCAGGACGACGTGAACAAGCGCGCATCGAAGGCGCTGCACATCCTGAGCTCCAACAAAGTGATCATGGACGAGGGCGCATTGCCCGACGGAACCAGCCTCGACGACTTTGCCGAGGAAGTCAGCCGGCCGGACGCCATCATCGTCAAGCGCCAGGGCAAGGAGCTGATCCTCAACGCCGAGCGCGACCTGGCATCCCCGCACCTCGAACTGATGAGCCGCGGCATCAACATGATCCAGCAGGTCGGCGGCGTCACCGATGAGAACCTGGGCCGCCAGACCAACGCATCGTCCGGCATTGCCATTCAGCGCCGGCAGGACCAGGGCACGCTGGCCACCAACAAGCCCTTCGACAATCTGCGCCTGGCCGCCCAGATGCAGGGCGAAGCGCAGCTCTCCCTGATGGAGCAGTTCTGCACCGAGCAGAAGACCTTCCGCATCACCAACGAGCGCGGTTCTGCCTCCTTCCGCGACCTGAACGACGGCCTGCCAGAAAACGACATCACCCGCACCAAGGCGGACTTCATCATCTCCGAGGCCGAATGGCGCACCACCATGCGCGAAGCGGCCGCCGAGCAGTTGATGGAGATGATCGCCAAGATGCCGCCGCAGATTGGCATGCTGATCCTTGATCTCGCCGTGGAATCCATGGACCTGCCCAACCGCGACGAGATCGCCAAGCGCATTCGCAGCGTCAACGGCCAGAAAGACCCTGACCAGACCGAACCAACGCCAGAAGACATGGAGCGCATGCAGAGCGCCCAGAAGCAGGCGCAGGCGCAGGAAGCGATGTTCATGGCCGAGCTGGAGAACAAGCAGGCCGACACCGCCAACAAGCTGGCCAACGCCCGCAAAGCCGGTGCATTGGCCGAGCGCGAGGACGGCGGCGCCATGCTTGACCGGGTGACAGCGACCGGCGAGGCGATGGTTGCGGCCCAGGCTGTGATCACAATGCCCACCATTGCGCGCGTGGCGGACGGCATCCTGCAAGAGGCGGGCTGGAAGAACTTCGCCGGCCAGACGCCATCGGGCATCCCGATTGGCCTGCCGCCCATGCCTGGCAGCCAGCCCATGCCACGCGCCGCACAGCCGGAACAGCCCGCATCAGAGCAGCCCATGCCGGAGATCGCACCGCCAGGCCCGGTGGAGCAGCCCATGCCAGAGCAGGCAGCACCCGAGATGCAGGCGCCACAAGGCCCGCGCCCGCCCATCGCCATGCCACCCATGGCCAGCCTTGGCGGATCGCCGCCGCCCGTCGGCATGCCGGCCAACACTGAATCCCAAGCCGTTGTCGCCGCAGTGAAGGCCATCAGCGACGAAACCACGCAAGCCCTGGAGGAAATCACGCAGGTGATGGGCCTCATGGCCGACAAGATCAGCCAGTTGGGCACGCCCAAGAATCACAAGGTGACGATTTCCAAACAGGCTGACGGTTCGTTCGTCGGCTCGAAGGTTGAAGAATAATGTCCAACGTCGCCATCTCAGATGCCAATTCGGCCACCCGCAAGATCGACACATTCCAGCGCACGGACGGGCCTGACACCGTGGAGACGCAGGCCGTGGCCGTCGTCAACCCGGCAACCGGCACCGCCATCGACTTTGCCACGCAGACCACGGCAGCATCCAGCCTGGCCGCGCTGCAGAACCTTGATGCCGACATTGGCGCAGCAGCAGACGCGGTAGCCACGACCGACACCGGCACATTCAGCCTGATCGCCTTGTTCAAACGATCGCTGGGCTATCTGGCCAGCCAGAGCAGCACCGTCAAGCAGAAGAACGCGGCCAGCGCCACGACGGACTACGGACAGGTCATGCTGGCCCAGCGCCGCGACACTGACACCGCAGAGACGACCGGTGACGGCCAGTACACGCCACTGAAGCAGGACGAGGCCGGGCGCCTGAAGGTCTCGACGCAGCCCGGCAGCATTCCTGCCACGGTTCAGAGCATCACGGCCAGCGCCCAGAGCGTCTTCATCAACGTCGAGAGGGCCTCGAACATCACCATCTCCATGGTGGCCACCTCTCTCGTTGGCCACAACGCCACGTTCGAGTATTCGAACAACTCGACCAATGGCACGGACGGCACATGGTACGGCGTGCAGGTGGTGCGCTCCAACGCCAACACAGTTGAAACCACGACCGGCGTGCTCACGTCGACCCCGGTCTATGGCTGGGAAGCCAGCGTCAACGCCTACAAGTGGTTTCGCGTGCGAACGACGGCCCACACATCGGGCACGGCGGCCTACACGCTGCTTCCAGGCTCCTACGCGACCGAGCCAATCCCGGCTATTCAGGTGACGGGCACGCAGCCGGTGTCTGGCACGGTGACGGCGACGGTGACAGCGGGCACAGTCAATCCCGTGGTTCCGGCCACGCCCTACATCCTGAACTCGCTGGCCACCACCAATGGCGCGCTGATCCTGACTGGCACCAGTGGGCTGCAGGCCTTCTATGCGACCAACACGGGCGCCGCCGCCGCATTCGTCAAGCTGTACAACAAGGCCACGGCCCCGACCGTCGGCACCGACGTGCCAGCAATGATCTTGCCCATCCCGGCAGCGGTCTCCGGTGTTCCTGGCGTGTGCATGCTGCCCATCGGCTTTTCCGGGTTCCGCTTTGCGCTGGGTCTGGGCATTGCCATCACGGGTGCGGTGGCCGACGCCGACACCACGGCGGTCGCGGCCGGCCAGGTCAAGGTCATTCTGTCCAGGACCGTGTGATGCTGCTCCTTCTCTTCGCCCTCAGTGGTCCGATTGTCGAACCACCCCAGCCACCAGTCGAACCGGCGCCGGTCTACTATGGCAGTGGCAGGGCGCAGCACAACGCACGCGACGACCTGGTGCGCCAGGTGCGCGAGAAGTACGCGGCCATCGAGGCAGCCCGGGCGAACGACACGCCCGATGCCGTGGTGGAGGCCAAGCGCGCCGGCATCGTGGCAGAGATCAAGGCCAAGGTCGCAGCCAAGGCGAAACCTGCGGCCAAGTCGGCGCCGGTAGCCAAGCCTGCGCCGGCCAAGGTGGTTGCAGCCCCGGCCCGCACACCCCTGCCCGCACTGGCCATGCCAGCCGTCACCCAGCGCCAGGCCGAGGACGACCAGATCATGGCGCTCATGGCGTCCATGCTGATGGAGGATTGACCCATGCCGCTCATGCTCTGGCCATCCATCTTCGCCCGCGTGTGGGTCGGCTGGTGGTTCGCAAATACAATCAACGTACCGCAGCGCAGTGCTGCACAAACCCTGGAGCCTAAAAATGAACGAAGAACTTGACGATGGCCTGACCGCAGAAGAACGCGCAGCCCTGGCGGACGATGACGGCGGATCGGAAACCACGGCAACAGACGCCGACGACGGCGCGGGAGGCGATGATGGGCAAAGCACAGAAGGCGCTGAAGAACAGGCAAAGGCTGGAGCAGAAGCCGCCGCCGATACCCCTGCCCCCGCCGCAGCAGAGCCCGCAGCCGCCGCCATTGAGGATCGCCCGCAACAGGCACCCATTCTTGTATCGCCGGTTCCAGAAAACGTAGACGCCAAGCTCGCTGAGATCTCCAGCCAGAAGTCCGCCCTGCTCGACCAGTTCGACAATGGCGACGTGACGGCTAAGGAATACCAGCAGCAGCTTGACGCGCTCTCCAAGCAGGAGCGCCAGATCGAGCGCCAGCAGGACCGCGCCGACCTCGCCAGCCAGATGGAGCAGCAGCGCCTGCAGAACGAGTGGACTGCGACCTGCAACACGTTCGTGGAGCGCAACGCCGTCTACAAGGACAATCCCCGCCTCTACAAGGCGCTCGACGCCGAGGTGCGCGAACTGGCCGCCAAGCCCGAGACCGCCAACTGGTCCGGGCAGAAGTTCCTCGACGAGGCGCACAAGAACCTGGCCGAGGCCTTTGGCTTCCAGGCACCGGCACCCGGCGACAAGCCAGCGCCCAAGGCCGCAGCACCCAAGCGTGAACTGCCGCCCAATCTCGCCAAGGTGCCCGCAGCCGACGTGGAAGACACCAATGGCGGGCGCTTCGCCGTCCTCGACCGCATGGCCAACTCCGACCCGATGGGGTTTGAGGAAACCCTGAGCAAGATGTCGGCGGCCGAGCGCGACGCCTATCTGTCCGCGTAAACCAAGGGGAACGACTTGTTGAAACTCGAAATTCGTGTCGGTGAAAGCATCAGAATTGGCAATGCCACCGTCACGCTTGAAGACAAGAGCGGGAAGATCGCCCGCCTGTCCATCGAAGCCGACAAGTCGATCCCCATCCAGCGCATTCAGCACACCAGCATGGCCCAGATCGCAAAAGCAGGTCTCGGAACACTGCCCAATTGATTTAACCGTACCCCACAGGAGCACCCCATGACCGCAGGCCGCAATATCGAGATCAACCACGACGTGGACTGGATCCAGGACGAAGACGACAACGTGATCGGATACCAGCGCGATCCCAAGACGCAGGTCGCCATCGCCACCTGGACGGACGGCACCTATGCGGCTCTGCGCACGCCTGCGGGGGGGAGCGTTGCGGTGGGGGGGGTGCAGAGCTATACGCTTCCAGCACCGACGGGTGTTGTCGCTACAGATACCGCACAGGTGCAAGCCCTGCTAGATAGCGTTCCAGCAAGCGGCGGCATTGTTCTTGTCCCGTCAAACTATGCGCTGCCCTATGAATTTGGTGCGAACACCATCACAATTTCCAAGCCTGTAAAAATGCTTGGCGCTGGTGGCCGAGTGGTAGGGGATGCTGGCGACTTCCCGCCGAAAGCACTTTCGACCTTCAATTTCGATACCACATCAAGCGGCGGGTTTAACGTCACTGCTGACGGCGGTTGCATCTTTGAAGACTTTGCCATCGTCAACAAGTCAACGACCACCCCCACGGCTGGCACAGGGCTGGCTATCTCGTCCAACGCAAACATGGTGGCGATGCGTGGCGTTACGACTGTGAATTTTTGGAACAACGTGGACATTCGCGGGCAGTATTACACCGTTGATTCATGCCACTTTTTTGATTATGCCAACTACGGCATTTTCATGAAAGCGCCTTCTGCTGTGTACTACGACCACGGCGACCAAGGCATTGTTAACTGCGCTTTCTTGCACTACTTCCGCGACCATGGCGGCAACTCCGCAGCTCGATGGGAGTCTGGTGGTGGATTGCGGTTTACCGCCAACAAGATCAACGGCGGCTATCAGGTCGGGCATCCTCTTGCTGGTTATAACTTGATCGGCCTGGACATTGCAGTTGAAGCTGGCTGCAATACTGGCGTTTTCATGATCACCGGGAACAGCCTGGAGAATTGCAACACTGCGTGCCTTCGCATCCGTCCACAGCAAACCAGCACAGCATGTATCGTTGAGCGCATCATCATCTCGGGCAATGAGGTTTTCGGCGGCGCGGTAGGCATTCAAGTGGGAACGGGCGGAACTGCCTTTGCTGGCTACAACTTCACCCGCCAAGTGGTCATTGGTGACAACACGTTTGCCACCTATCTGACGCCTATTGAAATCACCTCTTGCAACGGTGTGACTATCGGCATCAATGATTACAACGGATCCTACGGAACATGGACTTCCGCTATCGACATTTCTGGCTTTGCAAAGAGCGTGAACGTCCTTGGCGGGCAAATGGTTCTTGGATCAAACAAGCACTTGGTGAATGACCGTCGTAGACTGAATACAGATATGGCCGGCGACTTGAGTGGCGACATCCGAAGAGAGTTTGCGCAATCAGTAAAGATCACGGCAGCAGGAGTATGGACAACTGTCGGCTATGTGACGATGGGTTCTGACATTGGCGCGGCTGGTACGCTGGAGGTTACCGTCGCAGGCGTAAACGGAGCAACGGGCCAGTTTCTTGGGAAGTACCATAAGTCATTGATCTGCGCATCTGGAGTGGCGACCGTCACTGTAGGCAGCATCGCAACAGACTATACGACCGGAGCAGGCCAGGTTGCTGTGCAGTTTTTGACAACCACGGCAGGACGCGTAGCCATACAGGTGCAGCTTGTTTCTGGCGCTACTGACACGAACTTTTATGGTCTTGTGAACGTCGAGGCTCGCGGGATTATTCAGCAGTTCCATCAGGGCAACTAACCAGCCACGCAAGCTGACTCCCAGCCAGCCACTAGGCCCCGCCAGTTCACAAGATCGGCGGGGCCTGCTGCATTCTCGGGCGCCCATCGGGCGCAGGCAGGGCCACTCTGACGGGTGGCCTTTTGCTTTTCTGCACCAACTGTTGCGCTTTCCCCCAATGTGGTATTAAAATCGCACCGTCTGATCGCGCAGGAAGTGCAATCTGATTTCATCAACCTGAAATTAGGAGCACCATCTTATGGCAGCGACAATCATTGCCTTCGGCGACGCCAAGGCCCAGAAAAAGTGGAGTGCGAACCTTGCCGTCGATACGCGCAAGAAGAGCTACTTCGAAAACCGTTTCGTCGGCACCGACGACAACAACATCATCCAGCGCAAGACCGAACTCGAAACCGATGCTGGCGACACCATCTCCTTCGACCTGTGCGTCCAGATGCGCGCCAAGCCCACCTACGGCGATGCCCGTCTGGAAGGCAAGGAAGAGTCGCTGAAGTTCTACACCGACCAGGTGATCATCGACCAGGTGCGCCACGCCGCATCTGCCGGTGGCAAGATGAGCCGCAAGCGTACCGCCTACGACATGCGCCTGATCGCCAAGAACCGTTTGGGCGATTACTTCGCGCGTCTGGTGGACGAACTGATGTTCATGTACCTCTCGGGCTCGCGCGGCGTGAACGAGGACTTCATCGAAGACGTGGGCTACGCTGGCTTTGCCGGCAACAGCTTCAGCGCACCCGATGCGGCCCACCAGCTCTACGGCGGCGTCATCACCTCCAAGGCCACGCTGACCTCTGCCGACAAGATGACCGTCACGGTTGTCGAGAAGGCCGCCAACAAGGCTGAAATGATGCAGGCGCGCAGCCCGCAGACCGCCAACATGGTGCCCGTCACCAACGGCGCTGACGACCAGTACGTGCTGCTCATGTCTCCCTTCCAGGAATACGACATGCGCACCAACGCGACGACCGGCCAGTGGCTGGACATCCAGAAGGCAGCTTCCGCCGCCGAAGGCCGCAAGAACCCGATCTTCATGGGCTCGCTGGGCATGCTGAACAACGTCGTGCTGCACAAGCACCGCAACGTGATCCGCTTTTCGGATTACGGCGCTGGTTCCAACGTGCTGGCCGCTCGCGCTTTGTTCATGGGTCGCCAGGCTGCAGTCGTCGCCTACGGCACGGCCGGTGGCCTGCGCTACTCCTGGGAAGAGAATACCAAGGACTACGGCAACGAGCCCACGGTGGCCTCCGGCTTCATCGGCGGCATCAAGAAGACGGTGTTCAACGGCAAGGACTTCGGCGTCCTGTCCATCGACACCGCTGCGGCTGATCCAAACCCCTAAGTGACTGACGGGCTGCCCTGACGGGTGGCCCCTTTCGCTTCATCCCTTTTTTCTGGAGATTCAAAATGGCAACTTACGCATCCAAATGGTCTGATGCGGGCGGCAATGGCAA